CCTATTATCTTGGGATTATCCGTCTCCAGCTTCGACGTTAAATTCCCTAATATTATTTTCATATACTATAATAGTTTATCAAAAAACATTACAATCTTCATGAGTAAACTTAAACAAGTACAACCTACGAACTCAAATCAATATGATGAGTTATTAGATAAAATGTTTGCAGGAGTGGAGTCTCCTCAATCTCTTATCGTCGATCTACCCTCTAAAAGCAAATTCTACACTAACGTAAAAGAAGTTGTGGTAACGCCTTTGACCTTTGAAGAAGAGACAAAAATCATTAATTCAAGAGGAAAGGGGAATG